ACAAAGTACCTTTTGTGAGCCACTCTATCCATAATGCTTTTATTTCTTCGCAGTCAATTTCAGTTGTATTGTACAGTCTGAAAATGAAGTTAAGAATACTTTCGTCAGTTTCTGCATATGTATTTTTGCCTCTAAAGTCACGAAATATTTCGTGACAAATTCCATACATATCTAATGTGTTAAGCATGGTTATTTCCTCCTTAAATATAATATCTTTGAAAATCGTGTAACGGACTTTTTGAGCACTCATAATCAGTTATTGTTTTATCAGCACAATAATTTTCTTTGTCAAGTCGAATACCCGAACCACCTGACTTATGTTTTCTTGAATGTTTCATCATGTTCTGAATACTTTTCATATGTCTGTCGTGTTTAGTTACTAAACTCTTTTGCAAGTCTTCTTCTTTCCACCAGTGACATTTTGTCCACCACAAATGCATAGTTGTAGCCCACTGGCAGATATTGCGTGTCGTTTTTGAATTTTCACACACTTTGATCCAGCGTGAACCATTAAACCTACGCAGTTCTAATTCATTGTCGTTCTCAGGCTTGCTGTGAACCGTACAAAACCACCAACCGACAGAATCACAGCCGTACCATGCATTGAACGGAATATGCTGTCCCCAGATGTATTCGTGATTATTTTCGCAAACTGAAATATTCATAACGCAAAACCTCCTATTCTGAAATAACTGCATCTTTTGCGGTTACTCCGTACTTTATTTTTACAATGTGCATAGCATCCACTTCAGATAATGCAAGCACATTTTGAACTATTTCAAACCATCCGCTTTTAT